GTGAAGATGGATTATACTTTGTATCTTCGTTAAATTTATCGTCTGTAAGTTCTAAGTCCCCAAAAACCTCATCAGTGCTGACGTGATGAAATCTTAAGTCATTGCCGGTCTCGTTTTTATAGCTTCTTATCGATTCAAGTAGCTCAAATGTGCCTATAATATTATTCTCAATAAAGGGTCGCGGAGAGTTTATTGAGCGGTCAACGTGGGACTCGGCAGCGAGATGAATGATGCCTATAGGATTACGCGTGTGTAAGAGGTATCTAAAATAATATCTATTCTGTATACACTCCTCGACTAACTCAACGCGAGAGGAGGTTTTAGCGAGATTAGCTACGTAGTCATTACTAGCGTATGTTAGTTTATCAATGACAATAATATGGTAGTCGGTATTCTCGAGGAAGTACTTTACCACAGCGCTACCTATAAAACCGGCGCCGCCGGTTACTATAATATTTTCCATAGTTTTTATTATGAGGGCTTTTTTCTCGCCCACCACAACGTAATTTACTTCCAGATAATCCTAAATCAACTCAGATTATTTCCTCATCCTCGAATTCAGCAATTATATCATTGAGCTTCTCAGAGCAGCCCCATAGGGCATCTTCTGTCGCAGAGCACCACTCGTCGGTCTCTTGATTGTCGCTACATTCAAAAGTCTCCCACTCCTCGACTAAGGCTTTTAGTCTATCAATAATAGTATTAGTATCCATATAGGGTATTTAGCCATTTTATCAACTTTTTTTTAGGAAAAAAGGAGTAAATTGAATAAATAATGGTATGAGTGATCAAACAATAACCCAATTTTTTCAGGCGGCTACCCTTAGAGACTTTTCGCGAGATTTTTTGTTTAGGGTTGTTGAAATTAAGTTCGGAGACGGGGAGGAGGGATTCGGGCCGAATGACTTAATATATGCAACTGCCGCCTCGGTTCCTGCCCGGACAATTGAAAATATACCCGTTCCGTATAGAGGTCTAACCTTTAATGTGCCCGGGTCTGTAAAATACGGTAACGCGGAAGGGTATACTATTAAATTTTATTGTGACGCCGGATCTAAGATTCATTCTAAATTTTTAAGAGAATCGCGTCGAGTATTCCAAGACGCTGACCCATCCGCTGGTGATAATGTAATCCCCGGTACAAGGGGTACTACCGGAGATTATAGAGTGGCCGGGGCAAATGCGACAATCGTTCTGCATCAGATTGATAAAGCCCTTGAGAGTGTTAGGACATATAGGCTTATAGGGGCCTCTATAAGAGACGTGGGCAATTTAGATTATAAAATATCTGACGGCAAAGGCGATGTTGTGTCGTTTGAAGTAAAGATAGCATACCATTATTATATAGATCTAGAAGCCCAGACTGACGCGGATAAAGGTATTAATGGAATGACTATACCGTCGGATGGCGGCGGCGGAGGCGCAGTGTTGCCGTCAGGTGAACAACCGCGGAGATGAAGGCGGCCTAATAAGATGCTATGGCTGATAAAGCAATAAACCTATTTGCAAAGTTAATTGGTACTGCCGAATTTCATATACCATTTTCTTCTCAATGGGCGGTTTTTATAACTATTCCTGATAAACTAAAAGAATCTCTCGAACTGGTCCAAGAACTTGAATATCGTGGCTCGAATTGGAATGTAAATAAAGGAAATAGAGACCGGTTATTAAATCCTTTAAATGATAGTAATATTGCCGCGGGCGACGGGGATAACGTAGGCTGTATTTTTGCAGACGAAGTCACTCTTATAGATGATATGTACGGAGTCGCCGATGCTACGATAGGGGAGGACGGCACGACAGGCGGTATTATACCGGGGATTTATACAAAAAATAGACAGCCCTTTTCTCAGAAGAAGCTAAGTATTAAGTTTAGAGAAACTAATTTATCTTTTGCAGATTATATTATTCGACCATGGATGATTTTGGCTTCTCACTTGGGTAGAATTGCTACTAGTAATAATATTATTAAGTCAGATATAATTATTTATCAATATAGTAAAATTAAAATTAACGCTGACGATGATACCATTAATAAACCCTCAATCTCAATAAGAAAGCGGTTTGATTATTACGGATGTACCCCAACTTCGATAGGTAGCATGCCATTAAACTATGAAAGCAAGCTTGTAAGCTATGATTCCAGTTGGTGTTTTGACAGTTATGCTATAAGTGACGGTACTGCTGCAGCTGAACGCGAAGTTCAGGCGTCTAGAGGAGCGTTCGATAATGAGGACACGCGCGATGCTCTCGAGGAAGTTACGGGCCCGCGGGATCAGCGAGGCAGAAATAATCGCGGCGGCCCGGGTAGGTAACGGACTTCGTCAATTTTACTATGTTTATTATTTCTACATATTTGGCAAGAATTAATGATACAGCAAAGCTAAAGGAATTTACCAATAAAAATTATTTTGATTTAGCTAAATTTTGTGCGGGTGAAGAAAAGAAAAATATTAGTATTTTTTTTGAAGAAGCATTAAAAGAATTAATTATTAATGAAGAAATATATAGTAAGCTAACCTGTATAGAAAAATTTATAATTTGGCTAGATATATACAGAAATTGCATTCACGATGATATATCATTCGTAATACCGGGTAGTAGCGCGGAAACTCAAATAAAAAATTTAATTAATAAAATTAATATAAAGGAATACATACAACCCAAAACTATTAACGTTAACGATATGGAAATAGTTTTAAATTCGCCATCACTCCTTTATATCGAGGGTATTGATGATATAATGGAATCAATAATATATTGCGTAAGGTACAATAATCAAAGCTTCTACTATAAAAATTTTACATTACAAGAAAAAACTTTATTTTTAAATTCTCTCCCATCTAATATTTTAAATGAAATAATAAAATATTATAATGACATATCGATGGAAATCATTAATATTGCCCCGCAGAGCTCCTCTATTTTAATACCCCCTCTTAATATTTCTATTAACGGCAATGTTATGCTTGAATTTTTAATTTCTATATTTAAAAATGATATTCGCACTCATTTTAACAATGCTTTAATTTTTATGAAGCAATTTAACGGGAATTTAAATTCTTATTATGATATGACCCCAAAGGACTTCTTTTCTTTATATAAAGTATATGAAAAGAGCATGATTGAGAGAAATAGTTGATAAAAAATCAATAAGATATAAATAGTAAAATGAGCATCTCGTCCGATCTCCTTAACAAGCTTAATAAAATTAACGAAGAAAGTAGTGTGCAGGTTTTTGTACCAAGTATAGGTCGAGAAGCTAAATTTAAGCCTTTAAATATTAAGCAACAAAAAGACTTAATTAAAACGTCAATGGACGGGGCTATCTCCGGCGCGTCTCTGAGTCAGGTCATTAATAATATTATAATATCGAATGCAGAGGAGCAAATTAATTTTAAAGTTTATGATAGGTACGCTATAGCTGTGGGCCTTCGATCTTGCGCTATAAAAGATTTATATAATTATAAAGGCAAGGAAATTAAATTATCTAAAGTTGTAGAGAAAGGCATTAAAAGCTTTCGACAATATAGTCTTAAGGATACTCAAAATATAGACTTTCATAATATAAAAATAACTCTGGAAATACCCTCTTTGCAAAGAGATATTCAAGTAAATGGAGAATTTATAAGTGACGTTAAAAATCAATCTCAAGGGGTAGACTATGGTGATATTTTAGGTAATTTATATATTTATGAAATAATAAAATTTATAAAAAATGTTAGTATAGAAGATAACAATTGTGATTTCAATAATATATCTGTAAAGGACTGTTTGAGTATAGTAGAAAATCTACCTGTATCACTAAATGCTCAAATTATTGAATTTATCCAAGCAACTAGAGAGGTAGAAAATATTTTTATTGCCCTTGAAAATGGTATTATAGAAATCAACGCCACTTTCTTTACTAGAGCATAAATATATATGTGCCTCCAGAAGTTAACAACTTAATTGCTGCAATTGCAACTCTCGTTAATAATCTTAACGAGACAGTAGGTCTCCCGAATAATCTCTCTACGGGACGGGATTTAAGATACAACGCCGAGAAAACGAGAGTAAGCCCTAATATTAATTTACCTGTAGAAATAGGCGAGGTAAGCGAGGGAGACAAGGGGTGGAACTCGATAGCTAAGATATTTACCAATACCCAGCTTAAATCTATTCCTCCCAGTAAGCCTCCCATAATCTCGAAGGAAGTAAATGAAAACTTTAGGTTTGAGAAAGAAACTGTTAGAGAGATACCCGCTCCAGTAGAAAATGTTACAACAACGATTACAAATGCTTCCCCAGAGGGTCCCGTCTCCTTAAATATTACCCCTTTTATAGAGGAGTTTTCTGCCATAAATAAGCCGATAATTACAACTCAGCAAGTGGATACTGAGCAACTTGCAAGCGCAGTAAAAAGTATTTCAAATATAGATATAGAGGGTATAGTAAAAAGCCTTCCCAAGCCATCTATTGAATCGATAGTAAATGTAAACGTACCTGATGATTCTCCTCCGCTAAATATTCCGGAAATAGTATCCGCGCCAGTCGTTATACCAGATATAAATATTCCGGAAATAGTATCCGCGCCAGTCGTTATACCAGATATAAATATCCCGGAAATAGTATCCGCGCCAGTCGTTATACCAGATATAAATATTCCGGAAATGGTATCTTCGCCAGTCGTTATACCGGATATAAATATTCCAGAAATAGTATCAGCGCCGGTCGTTATACCGGATATAAATATTCCAGAAATAGTATCTTCGCCAGTTATTGTGCTCCCGGAAATGGTATCAGCGCCGGTCGTTATACCAGATATAAATATTCCGGAAATGGCGCCAGTATCAGTCGTTATACCGGATATAAATATTCCGGAAATAGTATCAGCGCCAGCTATTGCCCCGGAGGTGGATTTAAGCTTTATAGAAAATTTAGTTGCAAAGCCCGCGGCGCAGCCAATAATAGATATTTCTCCAATCCCTCCAGATATATTTGTATCCCCGAATATAAATGTAGATTCTGCCCCTTATATACCCAATAATAATTTAGATAATAATATATCAAATACGGCATTTAAATCTTTCGCGCCAGAGCCGCCCATACCGTTCGGTATAGACCCTATATTAGATGCAATATCTAATGTAAAAATATATAACACAATACAGACTCCCCCGAGTGTCCCTCCGAGCTTTATTGTCACCCCAACTATTAATATACCTCCTATAGAGGCAGCTGGTTCATTAGAAACTGACCCGATACTAAAATTTTTAGAAAAAGAAGCTATAAACTCGCAGATATTAATCCGCGGATTAATATCTGACAATCTAATTGAAGCTAGAGACCAGCCCGTAATGGAGAGTCCTCAAATTTCTATTTTACCCCCGATTGCCGAGAAGCCAGCCCCTACCCTAAATGTGCAGCCGCCAAATCGAGATGATACATATAGTAGAGTAAATTTAGAAGAACTTAAAGCTCAAACCCAATTACTATCCAAAATAGCTAATAAAATCGGAATACCCTCGCAGCAAATTAATATGGCTGCTGCTAATCCTCAATCGTACAGTATGGGAGAGCCTCCTCGCGCGGGAGCCTTTTATACCCCTGTCGGAGAAACAATGCTTAATATAAATAATGTTGGCCAAGTAATTTAATATGAGTATTTTTCATATAGGCAAAATAACTTCCCGGGTCGGGTTTGGCCAAACGGCACCCGGCTACATACTTAGACCGGGAAAACAAGTACAGCCTGCAAATCAAAATTTTATCCGCGCCGAGCGGCGTGGCCCTACCGTGCGACCTTCCTCCCCAGGCCTGGTTAAATCAGAAACTACTAGCAATAAGACCGGTACTCAAACTATTAATTTGCTAAATAATTATGATAGCTGGGCACAAACCCCTGTCTTAAATAATATTTATAATTCCCTAATAAAATTACCGTTTATACATTTAAAGGAATATAGACTTGATGGCAGCACCCTATGGATACAATTTTTATATTTTACTTTTTATAGATTTTATGCTCGGCCCGCGGAAGCCGTGGAAGATGTATTCGGGTCAGGTACGTGGGTAGAAAGAACATTAAGATCCGTTCAAGAGTCAGTCGAGTCCCTTCCAGATAATACCCTTTTTAGTACAGTAAATAGATTTGCCGAGCGTTTTACTGGGCTCAAACTACCCGATCTACGTGTTGCAACACTTAAGGACCCATACGAAGGCCTATATGATTTAACCTCTACCGGATTTGACTATATATTTCCCTTTTTTGAAAAGGAAATCTTTCGTAAGGGATCGATGTACTCCGATACTTATTCCGGCGAAAGCCAGAAGCAGTTTGTAATGGAAGATTTACAAATTATTGAAAATATGACTTTAAATCACTCCCAGGGACTTAGAGCCTTTGCCGAGCCAGGTCTTTATATAGAAAAATCTCAATTTTATGAATTTGGAGAAAATTTAGAGGAAATAAAATTCTCTTTCCCGCTGCTCAATACCCAAAGCCAGGAGCAAATTAACCAGAATTTTCAATTAATATTCCTTTTAGTATTTCAAAATAGCATGTATAGAAAGGATAGAGCGGCATTTATACCTCCTTGCATATATGAAGTGTTAATACCCGGAATTCGGTATATGAAATATGCTCATATAAGTAATTTAGAAGTTAATTTTTTAGGGGTTCGCCGGATGACCACAGTGCAGACCCCGAGTATAGCAGGGCTTATTAATGTTAAAACAATAATTCCTGAAGCATATAATATTACCATAACCATAAGAGGCCTACACGAAGAAACAGCTAACTTTATGTATAGATCTGGCTCGAACACGTTTGGAGACGTACAATACCTAGCCGATCAAGAAGGGCAATTCCGGCAGCCGCTATCCTAATATGTATACTGTAATACAAGATACGAACAAGAGATTAAGAGCGATACCCAATAAGCGGCTAAAAACGTTTGGTATTAATCGGCTAAATCGAATTGCTAGCAACCCCACGGTAGCAGCTAACAAGCTGTTAACCGTTAGTAGCGAGGTTTTAAAATCGCCAGGCGGCAACTCTACTATAAATGATGTCGTTAATGATTATAACTGGAAAACATCCCCAAATAATAACATAATTGAACATCCCTATATTTATTTAAGAGAGTACTTTGTTAATAAAAGTACCCTACTAAGTCAACTTTTATACAATTTACAGACAATCTCTGAGGGAGCGGCCGCACAAGCGGAGGTAGCAGTTCAATTACCAATTGGGCAATTAATAAATATTTTTAGCCCTGGTGTAGCTCAAAGGTTGCGGGGATTTATATCCGAGGGCGTCACTGATATAACAGGCTCTGGTCTCGGGTTAGCGGTTTCGGATCCCATCAATACAACTAAAGACGATTATCTCACACCATTTTTAAAGCTATATAGCGTTGAACCCACTCTTTTTGAATATAAACTACCCTTCTTTGTTGAAAAGATAATAGATAAAAAAAGAAATTGGAGTAAGAGTTTCGCGGGAGGCGAAAACTCAAGAACCGGAGCAACGGGAGCTGCATCAATAGTAGAAGACCAAGTTAAGTTTGTAGCGGAAGCAGGCACCGGTGCGCCATTAATAGGCCCTCTATTGGATCAAGGGTCATATGTTGAAAGAAGCAAATATTTTAGCCCGTCGAGGCAATCTGAACCTATAACGTTTAGCTTTCCCCTACTAAATACTTTAGATGAAAAAGATATTCAAAAAAACTTTGATTTAGTTTGGCTATTATGCTTTCAAAACACAGCTGTACGTTCTAATATAGCAGACATTACACCGCCTTGTATATACGAGGTGTGGATACCAGGTATTAAATACATGCTATTTGCCGCTTTAGAGGATATAAGGATTGAATATTTAGGTAACCGTAGAAGAGTTGAAATGGTGCATCCCGGATCAAAGGCCAAAGTCGATATTATTATCCCGGAAGCATATAATATTAATATAACAGTTAATAGCTTAACGACGGATTCATCAAACTTTATGTTCAAAGCTTTAGAGAAACCCCCAGCTTAATAAATATATGACATTAAACCAACTAAGACAAAATAGTGTAAACAATATACCTGCCCTATCAGTAGATCGGTACGAAAATATTTTTAATATATATGAAACTGCAAAGGATGGTAAAAAATATTATTTTTATAATTTAGCCAAAAAGATAAATATAGATTTGGATAATACTAACCCGGATGTTTTTAAATATATAACTTTGGGGTGTCGATTACCCTGGACAGCTATAAGCTATCAGGAGTATGGAACTCAGCATCTATGGTGGCTAATTTTAGCTGCTAATAAAATAAACAATCCAATTATTCTGCCTAAGATGGGGGATACCTTTCGTATAATAAAGAACGAATATGTGGATCAAATTCTTGGAGAATTAACTAAATAACGGTTATGCCCCCTACTGCGCCTAGAAACATATCTTATTTTGATGAGAGACCATTCAAATTTGAGTGCTCTATTAGTGCGGGCAGCGAAACTGTACTGAGTATTCGGCAGAGTAGTATAATACACCTGGAAATTAAGGAATCTATTTTTAATGCATTTCCAGAGGGTATATTAATAATAGATAACATAGGATCAGGCGTAGATAGTGGCCTTGTATTTTACGGAGATAATTTTACAAACCTTCTGTACGTTAAGATGAGACCGGTCCATATTAGGCCAAATGGCAAAATTGAAGATATGGGCCCGGATAGAGATTTTAACATAGAGGAAATTTTTTCTATATACAAAGTTGAAGATCTTCCGTCAGGAGAACATCCAGTAGGATCCAAAAAGATATACTTTAGACATATTTTAGCTAACGAGCTTAGAATTAAAAAAAATTCATTTACAGTGGGAGATTTTTTGGGGGGAGGGGATATATCTAGTTTATCGGATAATCAGCGCGCAGTAAAGACAGGGATAATATTAGAAAAACTTCTAGGCGATAGGGACCCTCAATTCAGAGGAGCTAACTTTAAAATTAACCCATTCGAATGGGATCAGGGCAAAAATACAATGTTCCCTAATTGGTGCCCTGGAACGGAAACTTTATATGATTCTATTCAAAAGGTGTACCAAAGACATGTTAGTGAAGCTCCGCCAAATGATAAATGTTACTTAAAGTATAACAGGGGAGAAAAAACTAAAGATCTATCTTTAATCTCTATGGCCGCTCTTTTAAGAAAAAATATAGAGTTACCAGAAAGCTATTTTATGGAAACCCTATTGTTTGGTCATTATAGCGATTCAGAATCAACCAATAGACAAAAACAATATATTGAACCTCCATCTAATATTAAAAGACCTAAAATTAATAAAGGAGATTCTTTAGTAGATTTATCCAATATTAGATCTTTTAAATTATATGATTTAAGTGCGGAAAATTTAGAAAAAGACATAACTATAAACATACCCGCAATTACTGATTATGAAAATATTACCCGGTATAATCTCGGGGAAAGAGATATTTTAAATATTTATGATTTATATAAAAAATATTATATAGACGACCCGTTCGGTACATTAATAGAAGGGGGCAGACCTTTTCCGATGATAATTCGCGACAGCGTTAGACACAAATTAACTACACAATATAATAAAGTGATTCATACCCCGTATAAATCTTGGGAGCACGCTTATGATGTAGAGGTGAATGCGAGTATATTGAGCGCGTTACTATTTAAGGGCCTGCAATGTACTTTATCGCTTAGAGGGTCTCCTCATAGGACCATTGGGAAATTTATAGATATTGATCTAAGAGATACTAATATAACGTTAAAATTTGTAAAGATTCCTGGGAGATGGCTTGTTACGGAATGCACTCATATAATTACAAGAGATAAATATTGGAATAGCCTCAGCTGTATTAAAACTTATAGAAACTGTTAAAATGAATACTGATAGAATAAACACAAATAGACCATCTCTTTACTCGAAGGGATACACTAAAGAATATATCAAAGAGAATTTTGATAATAACCTCGAGCCTGCTGATGATTTTATAATAGATCTTAGTAGATTATTTTTAGGCATTAACGGGGCTATAAACCCGTATCAACAAGCACTTACATTTGCAAATTACTTAATTAGAAATGGAACAAATTTATTGCCTAGCGTGATACTATTTTTTGTTGACAAATTTAGAACGCTGCCCGAGTCTATTCAGGATTATGTGATACAGAACACCCCTCAAGAAAATAATTATTTTCGAAAAGATGGATGCTCCGATAAGGTTGGATTTTTAGCGAGATTAAGCCAATATAATACAAATTCCTCTCTAGTGCCGGCTCCTGGTAGAGAGCAGCCAGTAGGGCTTGGAATGTCGGAACGAATGGCTAATAAAATATCGCCCGCGAACTTGCGCAATACTGTTGAACTAGTAAGGCTTACTAACGAGGTAGCTATAAGATCTCAACCCACGCGCGAGACGTATGATAAGTACGTGGAGAAGCTTACGGGCCCGACAGCTCATAACATGTGGAGAAATATCTCACCTACGTTGAAACCGCGCGAGACTTGGGAGAAAGCAGCGCCGACGATCCTTCAACAACTCGCGCGAGAATTTGGAGATTTATGGCGGATTTTTCAATATAAGCTTTACCATAGGCCGTATGATACTGAGCAGCGGGAGGATATAAAACCAGAATATATTATCAATAAAAATAGCTCTTCGGCAAAAACTTTTGGCAACGTAACTATTGAAGGATATGAAAATATGACTCCACCGCAACAGCGCGCGTCGCTGCTGGAGGCGGCCGCCGCGTCGGCAGATAGAACTGCCGCCTTAGGGGATGCCGCGCAGGCACAATTCCCGGAGGCTTTTAATAGATAGAGCACAATATAACGAAAGACAAATCAATCAATCTTCTACGATTTTACTCTCCACCTCAATAGCCTTAGGCTTATTGGAAGACTCTATCAGAGCCTTGATTGCTTCTTCTCGCGATAATAATAGTCGCGCACCAATCTCTTTATCCGTCTGTATCTGCTGACTCTCTATCTTCATTTTAGCAATCTCTTTTGAAGAGTTATTTTTTTCACGGGAGGTCATTATGCGTTGAAGAATATCAATCGAGGACGTAGCGGATTTAATCAAGGACGCTAATGCCTCTGTGCTCTCTGCATCAGGGGCTGAGTCTATAAAGTCTTTCATATTCTCAATAGACTCCACACTATCCTTTACAAGTCTTCCTGTATACTTTAAAAGAAACTCTTCCAAGTTTTCATTAGAGAGTTCAAACCCATCATCTCTCACTTTCTTTTCACGAGGAAAATCAGAAAGCTGTTTTAATAAATCATCTACAGAGTTATCGTCCACATTTTTTATTTAACAATAAAATTGATTTTTACTACTACTATATTATATTCTATTATGAAGTTAGAACTTATTAAAACGCATGAGAATGCTATTTTACCCTCACAGAATAATACGGCACTAGATGGGACCGGAGATACGGGATACGATTTATATGCTGTAGAGGATGTACTTATTCCTGGAATTCAGGTCAATACAGGGACTCGAGTAGGGCATATTAACAGCGCGGTTGTTCCTGTAGGCCTTGAGATAGGATATATAGAGCCAGGATATTGGCTGCGAATAGAAGGTAGGTCGGGTCTCGGATTTAAACACGGAATTCAACCGCATTTTGGTATTATTGATAATCAATATAGAGGAGGTCTTGGCGTTAAGCTCTATAATCTAACAAGTACTGATTATCAGATCAAGGCAGGGGATAAGGTCGCTCAGATTGTAGGGTATAAACTTATTGAAATGAATATTGAATTTACAGATACTAAATCTGATTCTACGCGCGGAGAAAAGGGATTCGGTTCTTCGGGAAGATAATATGAAACTAAATGATATCTGGTGCGAGAAGTATCGCCCGCAAACTATTGATGAGGTGGTTCTATGCGAAAGCGCGAGAAGCCAACTTAACAGCATTGCTGATAATAAATCTATACCGCATCTACTCCTACAAGGACCTGCTGGTATTGGTAAAACCTCTACAGCAAAGATTATTGTAAATGATATTCTTAAATGTCAATATATCTATATTAATGCGAGCGATGAGAGTGGTATTGATACTGTAAGAACTAAAATCGTCGGATTTTCTAAAACTAAGAGTATTGACGGCAATATCAAAGTTGTAATCCTCGATGAGGCTGATGGTATATCGGGCGAGGGTCAGCGAGCTCTTCGCAATGTAATGGAGGAGTATTCCCAATATACTCGATTCATTCTGACTGCTAACTTTAAGCATCGTATTATTGAGCCGCTACAAAGTAGAACTCAAGAGATTAACATCGACCCTCCTCTGAAGGATGTTGCTAGGAAATGCTTTGAGATTCTAAAGAAGGAAAATATTACAGTAAGTGACGAATCTAAGGTTAAATTCGTAGACCTTATTCGTAGATACTATCCTGATATTCGCAAGACTATTAACGTCCTACAGAAGTTTAGTGCGTCGGGCGAGCTTAAAATCGCTTCGACTGAGAACATCGACCAGGTAGCTAGTGAGGTATATTCCCGGCTCAATCATCCTCTCGAGCTCCGTAAGTTTGTCATAGAGCATGAGATTGATTTTCAAAATGACTATCAATCTTTGCTTAAGGCTTTGCTCGATGTTATATACAAGAGCCATCTAAGAGATATTACAAAGCAGGATTGTATCCTTATTGTATCAGAGCATCTTTATAGATGTGCCTTCTGCGTAGATCAGGAGATAAACTTTACTGCTTGCTGTATACAGCTAAGCAGGAGTGTAAAGGGCTAAATTAAGTTAATTTACCGACTTATCTCTAGTCTATGCTGGGGGCCTAAACCCAGGGATTTGATTAACAATCTGTTCTTTAGCTCCTTGGAAGGACGTCGGCATCCCAGCAGCCGCTAAGTCTGCCTTCCCCGCGGCTGCTTGACCTTGCTTATATGTTCGCAACGCTTTAGCTCCTGCTAGGGCTCCCTTCGCAAGAGGTTTTGTAAGCTTGCGCGCTTTTAATAGTTTTATTAAATCCGCTCCTGGTATCATTGATACTGCAGATATTGCAGCCTTCAATAGGAGTTTTTTTCTTTGATCAGGCTCCTTAGCAAATGCTGCCCTCAATAAGCTTATTATACCATTGCCTGCATCAGCTATTGTTCCTAGTCCAGGGTCTATTCCCGCTACATCCAAGGCTGACTGGAGGAGATTTAAGGCTTTAGGGGCTGCAGATTTTATTGTATCCATAAGGTTTTCCTCGACTATATCTAGAGCCGTATTAAGAATAAATATATTCTCCTTAATTATTTCTCTGGTAACACCTTCAACAACTAACAACTCCATGTTCTCCACAAGAGGTAAATGTAATACATGTACCCCTTCTCCTGCAAGGGTCGGCCTCGGTAACTGCGCGACTCGCGCGGCGAGGGCCTCGTCATTGTCCATCTGTTGCCGACGGGCGAGAGTAGCAGCATTCAAGTCGCGGTAGTCAAATCTGCTCCCACCACGAAATCTAGCTATAATTCTATTAACCTCCTCTTGCGGTAAACCCTCTAAAGCAGATGTAGCTACATTTATTAATTGCTGATCCACATCTGGATTATTTTGGGCAGCGGCCTTTATGAAGATAGCCATATGCTTAAGTAACTCTTTATGTTTACTCGCTCCCTTGATCGCGTCGAGAACACTCTCGTATGCCTGTACCGCCGCGCCACCTACTATAGACTTTACTGCTGCGCGAGGGCGAGGAGTTCCTTCCTTGCGCTCGGCAGCAAAGTCTTTTACAATTTTTTTCGCGGTTTGTATAAATCCCGCTTCTTGTATTAGTGAATTATAATTATTAAATAGAATTTCAATTGAGTTCTCCAATATTTGAGCTGCTTCCTTCTCTGTAATGTTAAAACCTATAACTTTTTTATTATAGGCTTCATAAATTAGTTCAGTATCTCTAGTATTCATAATATATTATTTATTAAAGTGAGGCGCGAATTGCGGAGGTTTCGGCGCAGGTATTTTTTGATTTTTCGTGGGAAGTTTATAATCTCCCCCTGTAAGGTTAGCTCTCTTCTTAAACTCTTCTCCTTCATACCCGGGAACGGGCTCTGGTTTGATAGTTATCATGTTATCCCTTTTAAGTGCATCAGGGATAGGATGAAGATTGGGATAGGTATGTATAACCTTACAACTCGTTGTAGGTATAATGAATTTTCCAACATATCGGCCGCCGCCATAATCAGCGGATACTACAAGAACAACATCTCCTGAGTTGTTGAGTTGGCTGCCAGGCTTATCGGAAGGATATTTATTAACAATATCTACAACTTTAATATTGACCCCCTGGTCGACAAGTTCTTTGAGGCCGTCTCTAATATTATCGCTATCAATTTTATTAAAGTCCGTTATTTCGACCATATCCCCGACAAGGAAGCCTCCTCGTTCAGTTCTTGTTAAGACAGACTCACATATTTCTAAAAACTTTCGTGCACTCATTTAATATTGTTATTTAGTCTTTCCCATAAATATTTATATGGGTAATGTTAAAATTACAACTCTTCCTAAGGCGCGTGAATATGTTAGAGAATTTGCATTTGCTGATTTGCATTTAGATATTGAAACATCTTTCTCAAATCAAAATGAAGTTTATGCTCTAAACAATCAAAAAGATGTGGTTGTAGATTATGATATAAGAGCAATAAAAAATTCTATTGTAAATATCTTTACAACGTCGCCTGGAGAAAAAATACTTAACCCGACATTTGGATTAGATTTAAGAGATTATTTGTTCGAGCCGGTCTCAGACATAATATCCAGTCAGATATCATCTGCTATATCGGCTGGTCTGCGCAATCAAGAGCCTAGAATTAGATTTACCCGGCCCCCGGAAGTTATTTCTAACCCAGAAGAACAGTCCTATACTATAAATATGATCGTTAATGTACCTCTTTTGGATATTAGCGATTTTCTATTTCAAGGATTGCTCAACTTTCAGGGATTTTCAATTATAAATATATAAAAAAATGAATCAAGATTTGCTAGAATATAACCTCTCTAATAACGCCTACGCTACATTTGACGCAGTATCTTTAAAAGAGCTAATAAAAGATAGGCTCACTCAAAATTCTCTCTTTACAGATCAAAATTTCGAAGGAAGTAATCTCGCCGCTCTTGCGGATATATTCGCGTTCGCTTACCATATCCTATTATTCTACTACAATCAAACTGCTTCCGAAGCACAATTTGACCAGGCGGAATTATATGAAAACATGAATAGGATAGTTAAAACTATTGGCTACAAGCCGAGCGGGCCTCGAACTTCTGCTCTCAATTTCGAAGCGACGGGGGATAGTACCATGCCAGTAGGAACATATAATATCAAGAGATATACCCAGCTGCTTGTAAATGGGATTATGTTTTCCTTTACCAAAGATGTTTCGTTTGATAAAAATACTATCTTTCAAGAAAATTTGCTATCGCTATCGCAAAATACATTATTGCACCAAGGAACTTATTATGAATACCCTGATTACGTCGCTATAGGGGAGGATTACGAAATAATACCGATTGTATACGAAAGAGCTATTGATTCGGCGGGGCTCGCAGGAACGGTTGAATTTATTGATTTTGATAATATTGATGTGTATGTGTATGATAGCGAAACTTTAACCTGGTCGCAATGGTCGGAAGTGGATACTCTTTTTCTTAGCAACTCTATCGATAGAGTTTATGAAAAACGAATAAATGAAAATGGTAGATATGAAATAAAATTCGGAAATAATATTAGCGGTAAAAAAATAAATGCGGGAGATATTGTGTCTATTTTCTATCTATTAAGCGACGGCAAGGGAGTCGGCCCGGGAGCAATGCAGCAGGGAACGGCGATGAATCTATACAACACAGATAGATTTAGGAATCTGGGATCGGTTTTATATCCAGACCCAAATATAACTTTCATTACACCGTCCAATTCGGTTATGTTGCAATTTGCTAACTTTAACGAATCTACCCCAATATCTGATTACGAGACTGTAGAGAGTATAAGACAGAATGCACCAATGATGTTTAGCTCTCAAAATAGAGCCGTAACTATAAATGATTATAAAGCACATATTACATCAAAATTTAATAATATTTTTCAATCTATTGAAGTTGTAAACAATGAGAGATACATATCTGAATATTTAAAATATTATTATGATATGGGACTCATCTCCCCATACGATAATGATAGAGTACTGCTTAGCCATTTACTATTTGCAGATTCTTGTGACTTTAATAATGTATATGTGTTTGTGGTATCTAAAAATAATATAGTAGTAGGGCAAACTGATCCGATATTTACACCCTCTTCTCAAAAAACCGCTATCAAAACATTCGCGGAAAACATAAAAATGGTTAGCAATGAAATTGTAGTAGTAGATCCTATATATGCAGCATTTGATCTTGGGGTTGAAATTGCCGGGATAGATATAGCTGTTGATAATGTTAGAAGTCGGTCGTTTCTCGAAATAAAGGTAGATAAAACCTCAAGACTAGCAAGATCAAAAATAAAGGATACGGTAAATAACATTATTGTAGAGTATTTTAATACTAAAAACTGCTCATTAGGTCAAAGTATTGATTTAACCGATTTATCGAGACAAATCCTTAATATTGACACTGTCGACGAAATATCGACCGTATATATAGATAGGGCCAACAATCGATATAAAACTCCAGGGCTAAGCTTTGTTTACTGGAACCCGCTATACCCTACTACAGATATAAATATCACAAATCAAAATATAAAATTACCATTCTATAAATTCCCTTATTTGTATAATGCGTCAAATTTAATAAACAAAATTAGCATAATTGAATAATGCACCTTGATACAGATTATATATATTTTTATGTTAAGAACTTTACTGGAGAAGACTCCTTATCTGGGTATGCTCTTGATATTTGCCCATTTACCTTTATACCTAATCTACATGTAGATTCGTATTCTGATGAAAGAATACTATGGGATTTTGGAGACGGTACTAAATCAACATCTCTCTGCGCTACTCATGCATTTTTGTTCCCCGGGGAATATAAAGTCCAGTTATATGTATACGGGGAAGACGGGCAGGCATATATATCTACGTATAGTACTACTGTAAATGTTAAAAATTTTATAACAGATACAATATGTCTTACTAGTACATCAAACTATATTTTAGAAGCAGGCACTCTTGGTCCCCAAGATGGTCTTAATATTATAAGATATAATAGTTGGCAATCCTATGAAGCATTGTCAAGTAAAAATTATACTATTAATTTATTTGCTAGCGGGTCAAATAGTAATTTTTTCGATTTAGCGGAATATAATGCGAGTAAATATAGTCATTTAGATTTATCATACAAATTCTATGATAAGCAATTTAACAATAAGACTAATTCTTATAATTATGCCCCTATAAATTCCATACAGACAAAAAATAATGAACTATTATATGCTAAAGTGGATGGTGGCAAAATTGCGCTCTGCCCCTCTACTGACGCGGGGAGTTCATTTGTCGGTACCAGGGGAACTGCCACTGTATACTTTACTTCAGACCAATACAGTATCAACGATTTATGGTATAGGGACCGCTCGCCTGTTCTTATTTTCGCGGGGTTTGATACTTCTAACTTTGATGATCCTACATCTTATAAAAACGGTTATAAGGAAATTATTAAAAATAATAAATTTTCCTATCTTAACCAAATTACGACTAATACAGGCTTTACTATAATACCTCAATTATCTGTATCTAAGCTTACATTCTCTCTAAACGGGCTCGACGGCATGGGAGATGAAGAGTCTTATTTTAATATTAGACCTTCTCAGTATGCCGGAACTAAAATACCCCTCGTTATTAGAGCAAAAAATAATAATAACTACCCAACAAAATATTTACCTTTACTATCAGCTGCCAATTACCCGCTACAGGACTTCGAAATTAAAATTATAGCCCTATCAGGCAGTGGCGGTGTCGTGAGTATATCGGGTCAGCCTATAATAGTTGACGACTTTATTACAGAAGATAATATAGGGGGTTATTGGAAAGGCTACTTACAATTTGATAACGAGTTTGTTAAAAATAATACTCTAAATGATATATATCTTTCCGCATATACTACCTATAGCGATACGTTCAATTACTTAAAACATCCTACACCTCTCGCGGTAATTACTAACCCGCTTTCATCTAATATACAAGTAAACAATCTATTACAAGATTATAAATTCAGTTCATCATCTCTTGAATTAAATTTAGATAGAACTGTAAATTTTACTAGTAATAGCGCGTCCGTATCTGGTCTAAAATACATACAAGTTGTTCCAGAAGAAAATGTAAATACGGGCTCGTATTACTCTATATGGGCGACGGATTTTCAGAATGATTATCTATATAAGTATGATACTTTCGGAAATAAACTCTCTGCTTTAAATCTCAAGCAGCCCACTCTCTCGTCGGGCGCTTCCTTAACTATAGCATCTCCCAAGGTAAATGGTGTAGTTGCAGATAGCAATCAAGATATATGGGTATCTCTATACAATTCCATTAGTTCTTTCAAAATAAATAAAACTACTGGTAGGGTTGACCGCGTCGCTGTTCCTAACTTAACAAATAATACCTATGCTTTGCCGGTCGGGTATTTAGGTTATGTAAATCTTAGCTCCTTTATAGGCCTCAATACCGTATTACCCGGGCCAGTTGATACCGATGTAAGCAATAACGTCTGGGTAGGTTATGTTAATCCCCTCTCATCATATCTCTATAAATTTAGCTCTACTGGCGCTATATTATCGAGTATAAGCCTTACAGCGGGGTATTCTATCGCTGATATTGCGGTAGGGACTGATAATAACGTATGGGCTATTGGCCAACAATATCTAACAACTAATACTAAAGTATCCGCATTTAGAGATATTGTAATATATCATAATAATGCGACTGGCGCTACAACATCTGTATACCAAACTTCAGGTCGAGCGGCAAATATTACTATAGATACAAATAACAATGCGTTTTTAACTGTAGGTAATAATACTGTAGTAAGAATACTCAGCTCCAATTTTAGCGCGGCATCTATTACCTTGCCATCATCCACTGAAACATCCGTTGCATCCTCTATGGATTTGAAAGGTATCGCGGGAACAGCAAGTAAGGAAATCATAGCTATTAATAGCTCTTCAAGTAAGTTAAATATTATCGATACAGTTAATAATACTAATGTAAGCAACTACGATATTAAGGATGAATATGCGATTGCTGCTGGAGATTGGACTGGATTTAAATGGATTGCTAAATACTCTCCAAGACAATTTACAATAAACACTACCTTAACGGGTAGAAGCAATACATTTAGCGTATATAAATCAGAAGATAGATATCAAATTGGTAAAATCGGTGAAGATTTTGACGCTACTCAATTGTATAAAGATTTAAGATATCAAGAATCTCTTATTTACTATGATAATATGTTCGATGGGTTCATCGGAACTATTGTGGGTAATATTAGCTCCTCGCCTAATACTCTCGGAAAGAGGGTGTATGAAAAGGCACATAACTTTGTAGGTAATACTGTAGACCCTGATACTTGCGGTGTTGATGCTTTGTATTCTCTATGCAATATGCTTGATGTACCTGTTAGTCGGTTTGAGCAATATAAATTTTCTACCCCGGCTAATCTAAGACGGGTTGTAGATTTACTATCTATAAAACAATCTAAGCTCTGGGGAGCTAGAAATAAATATGATAAGGATTTTGATGTTAATGATTATGATCCTGGCCGGAGCGGCTATTTCGGAAGAAATCTAGGGCCAGAAATAAATGTGTTTTATACCATACTCACTGCAGGTAGTGCTTCGACCCCGATTGTAGCTCAAAGTAAATTTAGTAATGACTATATTTATATTAATACAGATATTTTAAGTTCCCGGTATATCCAATATATAGGTAACACTACTACGTATCGCATGTCCTCGTTTAATATAAACTGGGGATGGCCATTAGTTCTTCCTGATAATCCCACATATCTAGACTTACAACAAAGTTATAGATTTTTCTCATATGTTCCGAGATTTGAAAATACCCAGTATGAAGGGGTAATAAACTGGGGAGATGTTACTACTAATCTAAATGAGTCCGCTAGTGGCAGAAATACCTGGATAGGTAAAGATCAAATAATGGAAGAAATTATTAGGTTTACCTTGATGGACGGGCTCAGCGTTCTGAATCAATCTGTAACTCCTTCTACAGTTATTGATACTACATTAGCAGTAGCATACGTTTCTGATACAGGAAGTGATACGACTGGGGTTATTGAAAATTCGAGTCTGCCCTTCAGAACGCTATCAGCGGCATCGGTTGCCCTTAACGAGGATTATCCGAGCGATAATGTCGCTATATCACTACTTAACAATAATACGCAGACCGGCCAAAATAATGCGAATATAACCTCAGTCGCTAATCGTCTCACTATTCGTGGAAACGGGTATTCTATATCTGAAGTTTATATTGATAGAGCAAATTCCGGGCCTGTTAATTTAACATTAAATAGGGCAAATATTAATAATCTCAATTTTAAAGATAGAGAGATAGGCGATCCGGCAGATATAGGAACTATTATTGCGGCGAGAAGTTTCAGCGCTCCAACAATCACAAATATAAGGGCTAATGGCCGCGCAGGCGTTGCTGGTTTGAGTGGTAATAGTGTTAGTCAAACTGGCTTGTCTGGATTAAGCGGAATCAGCTTCCCTGGCGGTTCCCCGGCCGGGGCTGGAGCGGGCGGTCTCGGCTCAATAGGAAGCGCGGGACCCACAGTTAATGGGGGCGATGGCGACGCTGGGGAAATAGGAGCGAGCGGGTGGAGCGTTGCATTTGCTGGGAGGCCCAAAGGAATTATCAATTCTATAAGTGTTTCGGGAGGACCTGGAGGCATTGGCGGGGCAGGCGGTTTTGCGGGCTCAGTTGGCGGCCGCGGGGGAGATGGGGGTAGGGGTGGATGGATTTTTATCGTTGATATGCCGCCAGTAGGTCCAGGTCCTGAAGACTTTAGTGCAGGGCATCCGGGGGGAAATGGGGGAAATGGGGGAAATGGAGGCCTCGCGATGGGTGGTAATGGGGGAAATGGCGGCGATGGCGGGTCCGGAGGAACAATTAACGTCGGGGGATGGTTAATTAGTAATTACAATATAGGCGGGGGAGCTGGGGGAGCATTTAATACCGGTGGAGGCGCTTCGTCAACAGGGGGCGCAGCAGGCCTCGGTGGCGGCAGTGAGTATGGCGCGGCTGGAAGCCCAGGATCGCCAGGTAGTAGCGGTACCGCCACATCAGGTAGTAATGGAGTAGCGGGTCAAAGCGGTAATTCAGGTGCAATCAATCCTTAAATAGTATCTTAAATATACTTTAGCATATATGTCCCTACATAAATACATGTATGGCTGGTATCAATCAAGGATCTATTATTATAGAGAACTCTATAACTAATCCTAACTCTAATCCAAAATTTTGGATAGATAACTCTGCTCCCCTGTCTTTCTTTGACTTATTAAAGCATACAAAGCAAGTAGCATCTCCTGTAGAGTTTAATGATAGATATAATGTTTATTTGCATGATTGGTATACTATCAAGGGAGAGAGTAATACGTCAGCGGCAGGTAAGGTAAGAGACAGATATGTAGATTTACTAAGAGACATATCTATAAATTTTACGACTGCTGAAGAAAAAAGATTCCTGAGCAATATTGATTTTAATGATCCCCAAGATCTTTCTATAGCAATTCCTTTTTATAGTGCAAAGATTGCCGAGATATGCCAGTTTTATACTAAAAAGCGAGAGCAGGTAAAATATAAAATTGAAGAAAATAAAGTTAAGGGAACTAGAATTGGTATAGAGAAGAATATATTCAATACTATTGTGGAGTATATCTTTACTGATGATCAAGACGAAAACTATACAACATCTAGTGCGGCCCTATCTAGTATAATAAGCAGCTTGGATATTGAAATAGAAGAGTTGTTTGATACATACTCAGATTATTTTAATATTGATGGGGATCTCGCAGTGGAAAATTATGATGACGGCGGCGAGCTCAGAAATACCTATTTTACATCAAATAATATAATAGAGACTTCTAAAGTAGGGGATTTATTTTTAAATTTTGAAGAATCTCTTAAAAAAGAAATATTTAGCAGTTCTGTTGTTATTAATGGGTTTTCCAATTTATTTTCCGTAAATTTAACTCCCTCCTCTTCTAATTTAATTACTCTAGCGAATGTAGCATCTATTGCTGGAGAAGATTTTTCAAGAACAGATCTTAAATTATTTTTAAAGACAAGATTGCTCGAAAAATATATTGGTACAGATATATATTATTTATCTGCCGGGGGGTCAAACAGTTTTGTCTCTGGTGTGTTGTTTAGAGCAAGAGAACCTAGCAAGAACTTATTAAATTCTCGGTTTGCAAGTACTGCAACAATACCTAGTAATCAAAATAAAACTATTAGAGAGATAGGCTCTTTCTTTACTCCTGATAAGCTAGGTATACTGCACTTTAAAACTGGCAAAAATGAATATAGAGTCCGCGAGGATTATCTTACCCCCGGCAAGGTATATATCTTCCCGAATCCTGAAATTTATGGCAATATAAATAATATAACCGATACCGCGTATGAATATCCACTGTATCACGTTATAGATAATTCGCACCAAGTTAAGGATAGTAGCTTTACCTTTGCAGTAAATGACGTTTATAATACATCATATGATCAACTACTATATGCCTATTCAAGCAAGCAAGAAAAATACAATAAATCCACAAAAAATACCGCTGGTCTAAACTCTTTTAATTTCCTTTATAATAAAGGAATTATTACAGATTGGTATCAAGATATATACGGTAATGAGTATGGTCTTGTTAAGAATATACATACAAATAGGAAAAATATCTCCTTCACAGATCCAGAGCCAGAAGCTGCAATAAATTCTCCAAATTGCATAGTTTTAGACGGATATCTCTTTAGAGACGGTATTGAGGGGTATAGCTTTAATTACTCTATAAGTAGTGGAAAAACATTCAACAACAGCATACGAACAGGCATCATATCGAGAACAATAGATGAGGTCGGGTCGGGAACGTTTAATACGGGATATACCTTCGCAAGCGGATCAATGTTCAGTCTAACAGCCGCGCCAGTGAGATCTTTATATTTTAGAGAATTCGATCCCTACATAGAGGCGATATACCCCGATTCATATACAAAAACTATTATAGACGGAGAAGTATGTGACGGCGCGAGCTTTACATATTATAACGGAGGTACGCTTGAAGACCCAATTCCTGCTGGAAGCTTAAATTTTAATGAAAACATAGTAAATTATTACAATACTTTATTAGAAGCAGGTTTAGACAATGATCTATCATTGACCGCAGTTATTAGCGGAGAGGAAACCTTTTTGAGCAATTTCCCTATATCTGCAATTAATACAGAAGTTAATGATGGGGGAAGTTTTTTAACAGATATACATGTAACAAATGATTACCCTTATATTAATAAGCTTAATTATTATACATTCGATAATAACTACTCTGGAACTTTGTTCGATACCGCGACAGGCGAATTTTTAGAGTCTACTATACAGGAAACAAATGATTTGAGCGGTATAGTCTTTGTAAAGGAAGCCGGGACCGGTAATATATACCCGCTCAGCGCTCTAATGTCGAATACTTTTTTCAATCTACCGTCTGCGGTGAGAGATGAAATTTACAATAACAAAGTAGAATGGGTTGATATTTACGGAGACGCTATTTTTCTACAAACAGATAACTATTATATAGTAGAAAGAATAGTTTATGAAGATCAGCAATTCTTTAACTCTAATAAACCAAATATATATTATTTTACAAGTATAAATTCTTCTAAATTTAGTAAACCTTTCTTTCTTAAAGAACGAGATATAGCGTATTTCTGCAAAATGACTCTACTCGCGAGTACATCTGCTTTAAACAGTAAGGCTATCTACCCAGAGATATATGAGTACAGTTTATTAGACCGTATTGCTAAAAAAATATATCCAGAATCCAGTAATAATGATTTAAACAGCTTATACTCTCTCAGCGGTCTTGGCAACGTTAATATTGATACAATTAAACAACCAAATATTATTTACAACTCTCGAAATAATATTATATCAATAACAATGGTAGGCGAGGACGGTAATGAATTGGGGTATGTTTTTAACTATAAGTTTAAAAAGATAGAAAATAAAATAAAAAATATCTCCGCAAAAACATATAGATTAAACACAAATGGTCATAGCCATAACTTCTACGAAACAACTCTAACAAACTTCGTGTCTTCTTCGACTTTAAGCGGTAGAGTATCTATTAACCAAAGCCAAGGAGTTTTATTCTTTAACTAAATGAATACCCTCACTCTATATATAACTGGAAACACCCAATATCTTTCTGGAGATAATTACTTTAAGGAGACTGTATCAAAGGGTCGTACCGGAATGGAGTTTAACTTTACAGGGCTCGATACTTCGAGAAATTCTATTTTAAGAGCAAAAATTGATTATGGCGATGGGTCTGATATTGAAAATATTATTTATAGCCCTGGATTTGATCATGAAGTTCAGCCCATAACTTATTATTTTGCTCTATATGGGTCATATAGCCCTATTTTAATTAAAACTCATACCTACGATCCTCCCGATAATTCTAATTATTTTAACAGCCTAACGGCCTCTTTTCATTTTGAGCTTTCGAATGGTAGAATTACAAACTTGTTTTTTCCGATAAAAATAGCTCAACCTTCATACTATGATGAGGTAGGTAATATTAATATTGCTTCTACTCAGCTAGTAAGTGTTTGCAGCAGTGATGTTTTCTGCACTATACATAATAAAGCCGGGAATGTACATAATATTGTTCTATTATAAATATTACATCTATAAATATATAAGATGGAGATAGTAAATTTTACTAATAGTGTTAGATCCCTCAGCGCTAAGTACATTGATGATACAAATATAGATATCAAGAGTACTAAAGTACGGATTGAGCAGGACTACTCTATATACAATACAGATATTCTTAGCCAGGCAAATGATGTTGAGACTGGGGGATATAGCACTCTCTACCTGTCAAGTCAAAAATACGGCGAAGATATTTTGCAATATAAGCAAGTTATAACAAATACAGAAGATATTTTAATAACTAATTTTATTAACGGCCGCAAAGGTCAGGAATATTATCTATATATTAATACTCCAAAAACTATTTTACCAGACAGCAAAACAACGTGCGAATTTTTGCTAGAATCAGAAATTGACAAAATTAACAATACATTTTTTGAAATTGAATTTTTAGATACTAGATACTGTAGAGTATATCATAAAATAAATTATGATATATTTTATCTCAAGGTAAATGATAATCTCAATATTTTCTTCCAAAACAGAGATAGTAAAATATCCGGGATAAGTGCTGTGGATGAATTTGTATTTTCTTATATTTTGGACAAAGATAACGACAAATTATCTCTCTATAAACCTATTAGTGGATATAACTACCACATATCGGTTAGTGGTCGGAAGCTCGCGCTTGTCGAGGCGGCTTCTGCTACATTTTTACCGTTTAATGCTAGTAATACGTTTTTTATTCAATATAATGATAGAATTTCGAATATTTCACCAAAGATAAATACGTCCTGGATTAGTTATAAGGATGTAAATGGTTTAGAAATTAATTCAAATAAGAGCTCTTTTAAAAATAAAAATAATTATTTAGCATCTTCTCAATATAGCTTTTTAACTGGTAATGATATTGAGTTGAACATTCTGCCACTAAAAAACCAATTGACAAAGGACGGAGTTTCTCAAAGAGGGGACTATTTACTGAATATACCAAATAAACTATACCCTCAATCAAATTTAAGAGATTACGAAAAAATACACATCGGAAGCAATTGCGAAAACAATGCGGAGGATATATCTCTGACATATACCTTCTATAATACAGAATTTCTTTTCAAACCGGATGAATACAGTGTGTTCGAGACTCCTGAATCAATATATCCGTATAAGCAAATTAATATAAATGATACTCTTTTTGCTATAAATGGCGCATTAGGGGGCGATTCTCCGCATAGTGCAGATAAAATTTATACTCAATCCATAAAAACTAATCTGCCAAATAATGGAATGTATTTGTGTACTTGGCTGTCGGGCGGTAACGAATCTATTCCGGGGCTATGGGTTGATAGGTATTTTAATACATCGAAAATATCGCCTGTAGATGCCTTAACTGCCACATCTTTTAAATTATATGACTATACTTCGGATGTTGAAGAAGCGCTAGAAGCGAGAGATATATCAGACGCATTTTTCGATATAAAAAGTAATCTTATAATAGAGCCGAGTAGAGAATATATATACCAACGATTAGGTAATACATATATTGATTCATTTATAACCCATCTCGATAATAGTATTATTTTTGATACTCTTTCTACAAGAACGTCGCGCGGGGGAATAGATATTCCTACTGAAAGAACTGAAATATATTCATTTAGTAATAATTATCATTATAACTTTATTGACGAGCCTGTAGGCAACTTTACCTTTTCTTTTTGTCTCCAAACAGATTGGGAGCAACCTTTTGGCTATCAGTTAGCGGGCAACTTTAATAATAAAGGATTTGGAATTTTTAATGATGAAGCTATAACTCCATTTATATTTATACCCTACGAGAATACCTTATATGTTTATAACACGGATTTTGTATTGATAAATAAGATATATTTTAATAGTACTATTATACATATAGTGAGAATTAATCCTATTGATGATATATTTGTAATAACTAGAGGTAGGCCCGACGCTACCCCATTCTTATCAGATGAGCAAAGCAAAACTATAATTCATAAATTGCGATCTAACGGTACCATTTTTGATGCAGATATTTTGGCCGAGATTGATGATTATATTAATATATTAAATACAGAAACTGATATACACTTCCTGCTCGACGGTACGGGCAATATAGCTAGCTATAATATTCTTTCAGAGACCATTACAACTTCGACTGTCAGTATTCCTACGGAGTATGGGGTAGATTTCGATATTAAAAGTATAGGGCTAAATCAGCATAACGAGCTCGTAGGTTTTAGAGGGGAAAAATGCATAAAATATAATAATAATCAGCATATATTCCTGCATAGAAATAATTTACTTGTGAAGGAATCAGATGATCATACCGTTCGGTCAATTTTGATTTCTACCGCTTCGCAAATATACGATTTTACAGTAGACTTAGACGAAAATATATACGTTATCCATGGCAAGTTTTTAACAAAATTTGATAATCAGAGAAATCTTTTATATAAGACATCATTCGCTTCCGAATATACCCCTATATGTATTGATATAGTAAGGGAATATACAGAAAGAGGCATCGATCAATACCCTATTGTTTTATTATCTGATAATAAAAGGAATTTGTTTTTAGCAAAGATTGATAACACCCTTGGAAATATAACTACTTTCTCCATAGATGATGCAAGGGGAGAATTTATTAGCCATTGCAGCGAGAGCTATATAAGCAATTACTATAATTTAACTAATTATAGCTTATTTCTCAAGCGCGGCCAAAAAATGAATAGCAGTTTAAATTTTAAAATAGAAATTCCAAACAAATACAATAATAGAGAGAATTTAAGAAAAAATATACCTATAGATATTTCCAAACTATCGGTTGGCAAACACCATTTTGCTTATAGGTTCGATGGAGTTGCGGGGAATATTACTCTTTTTGTGGACGGTAAAATGGCGGAAAATATTACTTTTGATCCCGCTGAGTATGCTTTAAGTAATACCTTATATAATGCATTTACCGTGGGGGCTGGTACATATTTTAATGGCTCTATAATAAATGACTATTTAAAGCAATCAGATAGATATTTTTGTAGAAATATTATTATAGAATATCCTAGACTTTATAGCTCGGCGGTGGATGACATAGATATTAAGTTTTTAGGTTTACAAAACAGAAGAATTGGAGAGTTATCAGTAAGCCTTCCCTGTGGTGAGAGAAACCAAATAGAAGAAATTGATAGATTATTTAAATGGCAGCTGCCAGGTAGTAAATCTAATAAAATTAATATTAGAGTTAAAAATAGCCTGCTATCTAATAACCAAATAAATAGTGTTTTAGGCGAGATAATTAAAAGAGAAGTACAGAAAGTTCTACCATCTTCTGTAAATATTAACAATATAACATTTGAAAAATATTAATGTCATTTAACCCTAAAACAAAGCGTTACAGTTATACAGCCGGGGGGGAGTATACTCTCTCAGGAAATAATTACATAGGATATTTTAATATTGAAAATAATATTCCAAAGACCGGTAGAACTAACACATCTAACCCCAAAATACTAATACCTACAGATAGAATTGCTGTAGATATGTATCAGTATAAAATTGAGGAGAATTTAATCTTTCCGGATAGATTAATTATAGATGCTATTTCTTTACCGAATGATTTCGAAGAAATAAAAATACCAGTAAATGAAATAGTTACTAAAGCTATTTTTAATGCTCATATGAAAAGAGTTTATGAGAATACCATATATCTCTATTCTATGTTAAATATTGCATCAAATGATATACCTAATGGATACTTATACTGGGTCGGGGTATCTGGGGTATCTGGGGCAAATCCCTTATCTGCGAGTGTAGCAAAATGGAACCCAGCCAATTTCGTAACTGTAAATGAATCATATGGCAGTATAGGCTATCCTGAGCTCGATAATTGTAAAAAAAGCGCGACTGTTTTATCAAAAGACGGTCAAGCTTATATAACTTTCGCTGTATCTGATACAACCTTATCAGTAATTTCAAGTAAGTCTGATAAGTCAGGTACTCAAGTAGTCTTTTCTACAAGCGCTATAGACCTAAATTCTGATAAATCTTTCTCTATGATAGAGGATATATCGGTTTATGAAGATCATTTGTATCTTGCAGATAGTATCAATAATGCGGTTTATAAGTATGATATTTCTGGCTACATATTAGCAGATACCACTAGGCTTAATACAGTGTATCTGGTAGATGTAATTGGATACTTAGGAGATGAAAATAATAGGAGCGGCTTTAACGAGCCCTCTACCGTAGAAGCCATCTCGGATAGAGTATATATCTACGACAGAGTTAATAAATGTATAAAGACCTATACCAGAGACTTTACATGGGTAAACACATTGCTATTAAACGTCAACTATTCTATAATTGATATAAAATTTAATGATTTCTTTGGCAATTTATTTATACTCGCAGACAAAGGCAATTCTGATTTTATTATAATGGTTCTTGATAAGGACGCTAAAAAAATACTCAATGAGTATGATTTAGATGAGAAATATGAAGAAATCATAGACGGGGAAATCGCAAAGATTACCTTAAAAAATAAAACCCGAATATCGTATGTTATTGATCCGAGGGAAAAATTGAGAGGTATTAGATTTTCCAATCAGGATTCAAATATTTTTTATGTTTTTTCAAACTATACTGTTTATAAAAAATTTATAACTAAACCCGAAGCAACAATCGGCAAATGGTCTATCACCAAAGCGGGCATAAGTTGGGGATATATATGGAATTTTATAGATATAAATTATAATAATTTATTTGTAAGCTGGAATACTATAAGCGGTGAAGGCAGAGAGAATATTAATATATCAGATATGAACATAATACCGAGGGAGGATAATTATGATGATATCTTTATGCCGGTAAAATCAAACCTCCCGGAATGTTTTAAGATATTATATTTTAAAGAAAGCACATTATACGATACAGCATTGAAATCTAGAGATATTAGTATATATAATACGACTAGGATGGGAATGAAAGAAGGGGAATATGTAAATGCGCTGACTATTAATAAGGAATTATATAAACAAATTTTTAATATTTTTGCAATTCGTAATCTTTTAAAAGGTAAATTCGCCGGATCCTATAATAGAGCCGGTAATTTGGTGTATGAGCAATATGATTATCTTCAAGATGAAGAGATTCAAAGTATTATGGTTGATAATACTAACGACCTTTATGTTCACGAAAATGAACATGTATCTAGCGAGGTTTTAAATAGACCCCTCAAAAAGATTTTTAATTTACAGCAGGGGCTATTAAATATAGTAACAACAAGAGTTAAAAATATTACCCCGACCCTCGCTCTTACTGGTTTAAATATTTTACAAGTTGAATAAATAATATTATGCCGTCTAATCTTACTGACAACTATGTTGCAAATACCTACAAAGGTATTTTACACGTTAATGGAGACGAATTACCAGAAAATACTCTAGTTCAAGTATACGACGGGGCTGGTAATGAAACGGCAATGAAGCTAAGTACGGAGGTCGTTGATTGCATCTCTATCGAGACGCAAGGCCTTACCGCTAATGATTTAAAATACCCTGTAGCAGCTCGTATAAACAACGTGATGTGTCAAATATCTGATAATTTAGATACCAATTCATTAGGTCTTAAATCTATACAGGAAATTTTTTGCGAGGCTAATATCGGGGCCACATATAAGAGTACAGGACTGACGGATGGTACCGTGCCCATATTTGAAACGAAATGCGGTATAGTCAGTGGAGCAACTGATGTCCTTATAACAGAAATAACTGAGGCTGCAGGCGGAATAACTACTGTAGAGAGGACTGGTAACTTTATAATTACTCGAATTAAGCCAACTGGAGGCATACTAACCGCTCTCTCAGTAAAAGAG